TGGTGCTCTTGATAATCTGTAGATAACAAGAGAGTCTTCAATCATTCTTAATTGATTGACTGCCTTAATTGCCTTATTCAGATGTGACAACACCATGTTCTTGTTTAGATCCATGATGCCTGAGTGACAATAGCATATAGAATCTGGTGCAATCTTTAATCCTTGTGTGCTAGTACTCTTCAATCCTTTTGGATCATATAAGAAATACTGTGCAGACTTAGGAGATAACTGTTGATTGAGAGGAAGACCTCTTAATTGTTCTGGTCTTTTCTGATCAATCTCATTAATCTTACGAATCTTACGAGGATCGATATAACGTAATTCTATCAATCCTTTCTTTGGATTATCTGGATCAATTACCTTATGATAAAATAATCTTCCATCAACATACCAGCGACGGAAGATTTCATATGATCTATTTTCAAAATCTAAAAGACGGAGGATTTCATCAAACTCTTCACGAATTAACTTCTTAATTTTTTCAGATACTTTTAAATTAGATAACTCAACTTGTACTGGAACATCATCAAAGTTACCACAAATAGTTTCGTTGACTATATCATCAACTGCACTATCACATTCTGGTTGTAATACCATCTCTCTATAACGAGAGATTAATTGAAATTCATTTCTAATTTGTCCATCAAAGTCAACAGTATAACCATAATGGCCACCACCTGATACAGGTTGTGATCCATCCAGATTATCCTTCTGCACAAAAGAAGGCCCCTTAGGTACCTTCTTAGCACGCTCTAATGAAAAACCAAATAATTGAGTTGCCATTATAATTTAAAAAATTTGATTATCCCTGATCTATTTATCAGGGATAAAATATGCTCTTTTAAGAGTTATCAGTTGCTGCTGTAGACTGAGGAGCCCAGTACTGAACCTGTAGCTCAACAGTGAATTCTTCAATCGCATCGTTGTTACCGAAATCAAGATCGATAGCAGAGATGTTGCTTGGGAATACGTTGTAGAACTTATAAGACTTAGTAATCTTAGGTGACTCACTATCAGACTTAATGTCTCTAGAAAGTTGATGCACAAGCATATCAGCAAAGTAACCAGTAGAATCGGTTGCATCGCCAAGAGTGCCAGCAGCAGTAAAGTTCTCGTTTGCTGCTTGAATTGAATTTGCCCACAATTCAAATGCATTTCTCATGTTGAAACCACTGTCATTCATAACAGTAATTGTCCATGGCTCGAATGTGCGGTCTCCAGCAATTTTCAATACCCTACCTCTAAAAGGTACTTCCACAACTCCAATTTGAGATGCTGGTAGGTTTGCTGCTCTTACGGTAAAGTTACCGAAAGTTGATAAATCAGATGAAATTCCTAGCGTTGCAGGAAAGTTTAAGTCCACTTGGAATAAATTAGGTCTAGCAAAGTCATTAACTACACTAGCTTTAAAATCGTCAATGGTTCCTCTAAGTGCCATGATTGTAAAATATCTCCGTCTTTAATATTTAGACTAAAGAATATTTTCACGCATAAAAAAGACCCACCCGAAGGTGAGTCTTCCCAATATTCTGGCTCTCGTGGATCGTCTTTGGGATCCCAGTAGAAGAATTTCATCTGGGATAACCGACAATGTTTAAGAGGTTTGATCTTCATTAACTTGCTACTTCTTCAAACGCAACACCAGTTCTGGTTGCAACGAATGTTAGAGTAATGTAGTTGATTGTGCGTGTTGGCTTCACGTAGATTTCTGCGTAAAACTCACCACGGTCAACTGCCTGTGGAGGATTGTTCTCGGAGTCACACTTGACTAAGAAGTCAGTAACACCACGACGACCTTGGACATCTCTTAGATATGGCTCAACAATGTTGAGGAAGAGATTTCTTTGTGCCTCATCATTCTGCTCAAAGAGTTGTGTCTTAGCAGCAGTACCAACTACTCTCTCGATAACTAGGAATAAACGACGGACGTTAATTCTATCGAATGCAGAAGCGAATGACTGTGCGGTCTTATCACCGAATAATACAATACCTTGACCAGGGAAGGAAACAACTGGGTTAACTCTATTTGCATAAAGTGTATCTCTCTGTATCTTGTTTGGAGTGTATGCTAGTTTGATAGCATTTCTCAAAACACCACGTGCAAAACCAGCTGGTGAATACCAAGGTTCTGAAACTTCTGTGGTTTGGACACATAGACCAGCAACGTCACCATTGCAAGGGACGTAACGATAAACATCATTATACTTATCGTAGATATACTTGTAACCAGAATCAAATACTGCGTAACTAGATGATGGTAGTAAATCAAAGTAGTTAACAATGTTATCTGTAATTGTAGAAGCACTGCTTATACCAATAACATCTCCTCTCTTAGGTGAGAAGAATGCCATGCAATCACGACGCTCTTCTACAAGATTCATTAGAGTAGATACTTTAGCAAGAGCAATTTCATTTGTAGATCCAGCAGGACCAGAAAGAATGAAATCAATTGTCTGTGACTCTGGGTCTGCAACTAGATCATATGATGCAGCAATGTCAGTATTTGACAATGAAATAATTCCACCAGCAACTGTGTAGTCTACACCACCAGCAAGTCTGTAGTAGAATGTAGCATTATTTCTAGATCCAATAGTTGTTGCACCTGCAGGATAGTCTTGTGAACCTGCAGCATTGCGAAGACGATTAAACCTTCTGTTTGCAGCAGCTTGACCCCAGTTACCAGCAGCAGCGTTACCATTTGTTCCTGGATGTGCAGCAACTTCGTGCTTACCCCAATAAACATAATTGGACTTCTGCTTAATTACTTCTTTGTAGTAGTTAACTTCACCAACAGATGTCTTAGCATCAGATGCTTTAGATACTGAGATGTATCTTTCTAATACTGCACCAGGTGTTCCTGTTACCTTTCCGTCAATATCAACAATTAAGATGTGTAATTCATCATCAGCACCACCAATGCCGTTAGCATATAAAGAAGTGCCTGGACGTGGAGCAACGTTGATCCATTTTACACCAGGAAGATACTCACGCTCTGAATACTCAGTTCTTACTGAAGAAATTGCAACAGCAGTTGAGTTAGTATCTTGAATACTATCAGCAGCAGCAAAAGCAATACTTGAAGCATCTAAACCAACATAAAGAAGACGCTCGGTTGTTGCAATCGTTGCAGAAGCACCACCTTGAGCAATAGTATCAGATGAATCAGCAATGATACCAGTAACACCACCAGATTGTAATCCAATTTCTAGTTTTTTGTTACCAGCATCCCATGCTAGGACATCTACAGTTTGACCACTACCACCAATAGTAATTGTTGCAGTAGATCCAGCAGTAAAGTTGCTAACTACAGATGTTAAAGTTAGTTTAAGAGCATACTTATAAACTCTAGCAGCAGCACCAGAAGATGCAGTTATTGCTTCATCAGCAACAAACTCATGCTCGTTACCAGTTCCAGGTGCAGGTAATACAGCAATTTGATCAGGCCCAGCATCAGTTACAAATACACCAATTGAGTCACCTAATGCTCCAGGAGTACGAGCAGCCCAATTCCAAGTAGTGCCACCTCTACCTTCAAAGGTAGTTTCGTATGCTTGTAGATTTTTAATTAATTCTGCTGTTTGAGCATCGCTTACTGCGTTTCTGAGAGTATCACTTGCGATTCTAATGGTTTTTAAAGTACCACCATATGCTAGGAACTGCGAAGCAGTATACCAATACTCATAATTCTGATCATCTGGCTCACCAAATATATCAACTAATTGTCTTTCGGAAGATATGTTTGTAATTTCTTCAACAGGGCCTCTGTTGAATGGAGCTGCCATAACTCCTACATTAAACGCTGATGGAGTAGTTACTGTAGACAGGTCTCTCTCCTGTATAACTACACCTGGCGATAGTTGATTTGATGCACTCATCTTGATAATACCCCTAGTAAATGGTCAACTAAACCTGTGTCTAGGATTATTTATATTTTTGAAGTGCTCACCTGTACTCCCACATATAAGATCTCTCTCCATATTCCGCATTTTGCCACACTTCTCCTTGAGCATCAACAAAGGTATCATCATCTAATCCATCATCCACAAATCCAAATGGAGCCATATCTTGTTCAATAGCATCTCTTTGATCTTTATATATCCTTGCTCTAACATCATTATCATTTAGTTCCTTGAAATATTCTTGCATAGCCATCCAAGCAAATATGACCATACACATTGCTAGGTCATCATTACATCCTTCTTCTGCTTGAAAACTATTTCCTTTCTGAATGAATGTTGTCAATTCCGCAATACAATCATAATCAGGCACTAACAACTTATCATCTTCAACTAATACTTTAAGATTTGAACAACCAACTTGTTTAACGGCTGTACTCATCTTCACACCCATTTGAGTTTTCTTGCCAGAGAATCCTTGACCTAGTTGTTGGCCTGCTCTACCTCTCATAGCACACATCAAAAGGTTTTCATATTCTAAATCATACTGAATAATATCAGCAACTTGTCCACCAATGTCATTTACTTCAACTAATATAAATGCTTGATTATAATTCTTAGCAACATCTACAATAATGTTTGGAAACAATATTGGTTTAACATCATTGTTCTTATACCTAGCAACTAATCTGTATGGTATTGTAGTTGTATCAACCACCAAGAACGCACTATAGTCTCCAGATACACCTCTAGCAACATCTGCGGTGATAATGTATTGATGTCCTTCTTCAGATCGCTCATAAACTGCCAGTCCTTTATTTTGTGTAAGTGGATCTCCATACGCCATAGTCCTTAGTTTACTAGGACTAATAAGAGTATCTACAGATCCTAAGAATTCACATTCAAACTCAACTCTAAACTGAGCTTCGGATGTGTTTTTAATAGTCTCTTCTTTCCACTTGGCATCTCTGCCAGGAACTTGAGACCAATGTACTTCTGTAGGTATATAGTCGTTTGCTCCACGCTCTGCATCATGCCAGAGCTTGTAATACATATTCATCCCATGTGGGGTAGATATGATAATAACCTTTGTTGATTTACCAGAAGTAATAGTAGGGTAAACAGAACTAAAAAACTGTTCCGCAATATGATTCGGAACGAATGCGAATTCGTCCAAAAATATAATATTGAAGGACATACCCCGAACAGCACTAGCAGAAGTAGAAGCAGCCAAGATTTTACTGCCGTTTTCCAATTCGAGTGAACCCCTGTTCCACTGGAGAATACCCTGTTGCAACCATTTAGGGAGATTCTCATAAGAAAGTTGTAAGCGGCCCAGCATTTCTCTTGCAGTGGCTGCTTTGTTTGCGAGGATTGCGACATTTACATTATCTTTAAAAAGCACATACCACAATAGATATGCAGTAACAATAGTAGACTTACCAGACTGACGAGGAAGTTTTGCTATATTGAATCTATTATCATGAAATTTCTCAACCATCTCTGCTTGGAAATCGTACATGGTAAAAGGTATGACACCTTCATCTAGAGAAACAATTTTAATATATTCTCTAATAAAATAAACAGGGTCATCAGCACACTTCAAATACTCTTGTATTTCTTCTTTAGTGAAACTCTGAGCAATGTTTGCTTTTTTTAGGTTGGGATTACCTAAGTATACATCAGTCTGAGTTGCCATTTAGATACCTTGATCTTTAGTTTTTTGAAAAAACTCTTTCATAGATGACTGCAATTGACCTTCATTTTCCTGTGGATCTAACTTATCATATCCTTTCATCTTTTTCCATTGTCCATACAATGCTTGCATTACCCATGATTGAGAAAGACTCTTAGGTCCATTCTCAAGCAATTCGAGATGCCTTTGGTTACTAGTGTAACCTTTGTATTCTTCTCTCCAATTGGAGTCATCATAAAGTTTGTTTGTCATTTTGAATAAGTAAAGGTCTTGTTCTTAATTTTAGTATCACCATCTGCAGATGATCTTCCTGGTCTCATCTTCCCTACACTAGTAGTAGTTTTATTTTTTGGTCCTTTTCCCATTCCCCCTTTCCTCGTTGCTGATAGTGTACCAGTTTTTTTCGTTTGTGTCAACACAGCATCTTGACCATACTTCTTACCTAGAGCTTTAACTGCTTTCTTAAATTTTCTCTTACCCTTCTTACCAGAGGAAACAATATGACTACGTTCTTTAACCTTAGTTTCTTTACCAGTATCATCATCTTTTTCAGTCCATCTTCCAGTTGCTTTAGTTGCACCAGGAAGTCCCTTACCTTTTATATCTTTATCTAATTGCTTAGCTCTTGCCTTATTCTCTTTCTTTGATTTGTCACCTCTAGACCCTGAAAGGATAGCAAGTCCTCCCTTATCGGATTTACTTTTGATTCTGC